TTTGGATATTACAGCCACGACCGCAAAGTAATCATTCTATCTAAAGATCTAAAAGACCCCCAGTTATTGTTAACCTTGAGACACGAGTTAATGGAAGCTTCTTTGTGTATATCAGGAGTAGGTTTCTGTGAAACTTTTGAGCAGGAAGCTGTAGTCCGATGCATGGATGAAGTATTTTTCCCAGCTTGGGACAGGATAAGTAAACGAATTAGTAGTGGATGAAACGCAAAAAGCTCCCTCCTCAGTTCACTAGAACTAAGGGGATGCTCCTATTTACGCCTAACAGCGACAATATAAAGGAAGCGTTTGAGCGAAGCGAAAATTTAGGGGTGCTACCCAACTCATTTACAAGAGGCGCAGGAAGGATGACAGGGTTTTTAGGGGAGGTTGCATTTGAAAAACTTTATCCTGAAGCTGTTTATGTGGGCGACAAAATATACACCCACGACTACGAGCTTGGTAAACGTAAGATAGATGTAAAAGCAAAGAGCTGTGCTGGAAAGCCACAACCCCATTACACTGCTTCAGTGAATTGTGCTGAAGGAAAAAAGCTACCAGCTAATGCTTACTACTTTGTAAGAGTCCGTAAAGATTTCACAAGAGCTTGGATGTTAGGCTGGGCTACAGGACACAAGATTCAAAAGTCAGGTGAATATAAGAAACGAGGTGAGCCAGATGACTGGGGGTTTACCTACAAGGTAGATGGATATCACCTACCTATTGAAGCACTGCGCCCTGCGAACTCTCTATAGTTTCTTCGAAGTCTATATCAAATTTTTCAGTAACATCTATTGTCCAAACTTTACCACTCCCCTTACCTACTGATTTGATAGGTCGTATCTTGTCATTAGATTTACCGCCATCCTCTAAATGAGATAGCCCGTTCCTCACAAACTCAAGTTTGTTTGAAGCTCCCAATGCCCTACCATTGTTGTAGGTGTGTATAGCTACTTGAAATTCT